CTGGCACGCGCTTCGGGTCACGCCTTCTATAATTTATATTGCCGAACACGATGCGGTCATCTTCAACGCATATAACTGCGAAGAACTGCAAGCCGATGGCATCAACAACGCGCTTAATGAAATGCGCCAAAAAGCGTTGATCCGGCAAAACTTGTTGCGCGTCAGTACCGATCCAAAGGTGTTGGCATCAATCACCGACCCAGACTGGGGTCATATGTATCAGTGGAAAATGAAAACCGAATGGCTTGAAAGGGCAAAAGACCTATGGAAAATCTAAAACTGCACGCGGCGTTGGCCGATGTTAGAAAGGCGGCATCTGTCGGCAAGTCTGGCAAGAACCCGATGTTCAAATCAGAATATTCAACGCTTGGCGATGTGCTGACCGCGCTTGATGTGCTGCCGGAATATGGGCTGTCATTTGCACAGTATTTCCAAGACGGTGCGCTGGTGACGACTGTTGTGCATTTGGAGACTGGCGAAAAGATCAGTAGCTTTTTGCAGATCAGCCCAGAAAAAGACACGCCGCAATCATTTATTAGCTGCGTGACATATTTCCGCAGGGCAAGTTTGTTGACGATGTTCGGATTGAATGCCGCTGACGATGATGGTAACTTAGCATCTGGTTCTGGCGCGTTTCCCTCCCGTTCGCAGCCTAAACCAAAGAGGCCAGTCGCTGCATCCACTCCGGCGGCTGGCCTCGCCTCCAACGATGTTTTAGCTGAAAAATTAGATGCGTGTAAAAGCGTGCGAGATATTAACGCGCTTTACACTACGCTGTATGGGGCAAGCGGCATAAAATGCCCCGATGATCAATTAGCAATGTTTAAGCAACGGAAGGATGAAGTGCAAAATGGCTGATCAATATGATGATACTAATCGCGGCGCGATTTTTAAGAATGACAATAAGACCGCCGACAATCAGCCGGATTATACCGGCAAAATTAACGTGGATGGGGTCGAAAAACGGATTGCGCTTTGGTTACGGGAAAGTGCAAAAGGCACTAAATATATGTCTGCCGCAATAAGCGACCCAATGCCGCCAAAAGAACAAGAAGCACAACGCTCTGAGGTGATGCAGCCTTTAGCAGATGCGATCCCGTTCTAAAAAGAAAATAACCTATGCACCGGCCTCTAATGCTTTGAGTCGGTGCATATGGTGCGATAAGACCCTGCGCCTCAGTGATCCAGACTGGGTTGTTGATGGCGACAAACAAATTCTGCATCTTGGATGCTTTCGGGAAAGATTGGATATTTTAAATGCAAATAGAAAAGAACGTGCCAGTGCCGCCAGCCGGTCGCAGCAAGATCGAAATCATCAATGATATGGAAATTGGTGATAGCGTGCTTTGCGAGACCTATGAACAGGCAATGTCGCTGCGTGACGCGCTGCGTTATCGCGGCCTTAAATACACCACCCGCAAAATGGATGACGGTTGCGGATGGCGGGTTTGGCGGTTGGAATAGCCGCCTTACTTTGTTAGACCCTTCATTTTTTCAAATGACCGCATCCCGCCAAGGCCAAGCATACCCATTAAAACAGTCAGCAATGATGACATATCAAACTGCGGCAGATCGGGCAATACAACCCCAGAATAGGCACTGGCAAAAATAACAAACGGGGCAAGCACAAAATGCCAAGCAAGCGCAATGCCACACGTCCAGCCGACAAATGGACGCCAGCCAGCCACAAAGATGCTGCGGTGCTGCGCTTCAGCTTTGTTGATCTCTAGCTGCCCCTTGGCAAGTTCTTGTGCGTGTCGGTCAGCCATTGTCGCAAGTTCGTGCGCCAGTTTATTCTTTTGATCTTTATCTTCGATAAATTTATCCAGCAATCCCGTCACTGGTGCAATTAACGCTTCAATCATTTCTTTGCCTCGCTTCCCATCCAGACCGCAAAAGCACCAGTGGCCGCGCCCACTATTGTGCTGACAAATGCGGTTTGCTGCGTTGTTGCTGCTGCGCCTAATCCCATAAACCAGTCGCAGACGTTCCAAGCCATAAACGTGAACGCCAGCATCATAAAGCGCGGAATAATCTTATATTCCAAAATGACTTTACTCATCGGACAATGCCCGCATCCGGTCAATAAGTCTGCCAGCCCGATTTGGCACTTGCCTTGCCCATTTGCTGTCGGCCATCTGGGTTGCGGCCTCATCATAGTCATAATTAGCTATGGCTGCGCGGAGCTTCAAGAAGCGACCCAACCTGCTGCGGCCTAGGTTGAAGGCCATATTGGCTAAAATTAGCTGGCATTCTTCCAGCAGATCATCCCAGTTATCGAATAAAGACCGGCAATCTTCCACAGTGACCGCAATATCAAGCGCAAATAGCTGGCGACAGCGTTCCGGTGTGATCTGCGTGCCGACAGGTTTGCCGTGTTCGGCATCAGCTTCGCGGATTAAATGCCCGATGCCAACGGTGGGCAAGCCCAGATGATCCAAATAAATATCTAGCCGCACGCCCTCATCGCTGGCAATTTCTTCACGCAATTGATCCAAATTCATCGCCTCATCTCCAAAACAACAGCCAGCGTTTTAGCCCAGCTATCGCGTTCCGCATCTTCAGTAAACCGCGTTGGCGACACCCGCATAGAGTATTGCCGTACTGCCGTAATCGGCAAGAACAGGCACCTTCTGGCATTGGGTGAAACAAGGCACAAAACATCATAATCTTCTTTCTTTGGCAAATGTTTTGCTTTAGAGCCGTGACCAAGCTGAAAATGGTGACGCGCAGATCGACCATCTTTATTAGATAAAAGGTTAGCAGTCTTAATCTGACAGCGTAAAAACGTCTGATCAAGAAATGCCAGCGCATCAATTCTATCCATCGGGCAATGCGTTGCTTTCCAGCCCATAGATAATATTGCAGACAGAGCAATGTATTCCCCCATCAGCCCAGTTGCGGTTGCACTATTTAACAATTACACCAGCCGTTGCTGTCATTACGCCGATAAACAGCCCAATAATAACCACAACTAGCCCGACAGCAATAGCCCCTATTTTGAAATTTTCGATCATCTCTTGCTGGCGCAACTGTTCCATTTTGCGCTGTGCTGCACGCGCTTCTTTGGCTTGCTGGATACGCTTTTGCCGTTCTGCCAATATACCAGCCCAAGTGCCGTGACCAAAACGAAAATCAACCATTCTGGCAACTTCGGCAATCTGTTCTGCCGCTAGGCGAGCATTAATCGTTTCTTGCGCCACAGACTTAACGCCAAACTGGTCGGCTAGTCCAACGCCAGACTTGCGGTTGCTGGCCTCCTGCACCTGTTTTTGGCCGGTAAATAACGCATCTATCTGACCGGCGATTTGCCCGATATCTTGCGCGGTCGATATGTTGCTTTTTATGAAATCAACGCTACTTTTAAGAAGCGCGATACCCGTCAAAACGGTTGTGACTGGTTCCATCGGTTAGCTGCCCTTCTTTTAAACGCTGACACCGCCACTTCATCGGCATCAAGTTGGCAATCTCCCCAATTTGCCGCGACATTTCCAAAGCGCGAGTTTTGCAAATCTGTCTTGTTTCGCTGTAAATAATCGAATGAAATTCTGTGCAATCAGTCGGTGCGCCTATAACGCAAGCCAAAACGATTGCCTTAAACACGACCTTGTAGCTTTTTGATTATGGCCTTGACGGAATCGGTCTCGATGATCCTGATCAACACCCAGCAGCCTGTCAACAAAGCCACAAAATCCGGCACCATAGCCATATAGGCCGCAAACGTGCCAGTCCCAGCCGCAACGTCTAATATGACTTTGTTTTCTTCGTTCATAATTTACTCCGGTTTAGTAGGCCAAGTAACGCTTGCAGGAAACCCATCTTGCGCTGGAATATCACGCAGGGCTTGGCGGTATGCGGTCATTGCATCAGACATAGTGACGTCTGACAAAGCCATCCAGTCTGTTTCACTGAGCAACCTGTCACGCTGGTTACGCACCGCTGCCTCAGCATCGGCTTGCGGCTTGTTTGATACAGTGTAGCCGATAACCCAACGCCCTGTCTCGTAGCTATCACCAACAGCTACATCTTCAGGTTCTTCATCCTCTGCCTGACGTATGCGTGTTTCTTTTTGCGGCTGTGCATCACGAACCAACGTCTGAACCAGTGGGTCATAGTCCGGCTCTGCGTTAGGCATAACGTGATATATGCCATAGCTGGCTAAGATTGCATCGCCAATCTTTTTAGGAAAACTGGTCTGCGGATTGTCACGGCGTAGGTCTCCGAGCGTGTATGGAAATTGCTCTACCCCTCCGTTTGCTGTTTTAACTAAAAGCATAATTGCTCCTTCTAAGTTGAGTATTGGTAAACTGTGTCACTTGCGGTGCCAACAATGTACATCTTGCTTCCATCAGATTTAAAAAATAAAGCTTGTGGGGTGGTTTCTTGGCTAAAACTAACTACACCTACAGTTGAATTATATGACGCACTAGAAACATCCCAAGCGGTGCTTAAATCATATTCAGCTATTCTGTCTCCTCCATCAAACATTGCCCACATTTTTGTTCCATCAGGATTAAAGGATATCTCTTTAGCGGCTGAGGCGTTTACAGGATCATCTAAATCAAAAACCACATTGTTATATGACAATGTTGAAGCATCCCAAGCTGTCGAAAGATCATATTGATACACTTGGCTGCCAAATAAATTTATTGTATACAGTTTAGTTCCATCAGCTTTAAAACACAAACTTACAGGATTAGTTGTTTGGGTGCTTACTGTGGTCGAATCTACAAAAGACCCACTGCTAATATCCCAAGCTGTGCTTAAGGTGTATTCGTGAACAGCATCACCTGTATTTCCAACGATAAACATTTTAGTTCCATCATCTTTAAAGAAAATACCTTGAGGTGTAGCCTCTGATGCCCCCAATGATGAGACATTTAGACCTTGATTATGTGTTGCAGTTGATGGATTCCACGCGGTGCTTAAATCATATTCGTTTACTTTTTTACTTGCACTTCCAGTAGTGCCACAAATATACATTTTAGTTCCATCAGGCTTAAAGAAAATTCCTGATGGTGCTGGCTCTTGAGTGGCAACGCTAAAGCTAACAGTATCATAACTAGCATTAGCTATATCTGGGTCAGTCCACACGACACCACCGCCACCAGCAGACACGCCAGCCGTACCCATTTGTATTAGCCTTGATATACTCATCCCATTGCATCCCCAGCTTGGAAGCCGTAATAGGTTGTGCCGCCATCTTGCGTATAAAAAGTAAAGACGTCTGTTTCACCTGATGCTGGTGCAGTCGGCGCAGTGCCGCCAGCCCAATCGACAGACGCAGGCCAAGTCACAGTTACTGTCGCTGATGGAGTTACTTTGAGCGTAAAGCCATAGGCAGTGCCGCTAGCTGGTGGGTTGTTAAAGACGTAAGTGACGTTGGCTGATGGCGCATCAGAGAACACGTTGCCTGTAGACAGGTCTAAAGTGCCGCTGGAAATAGTTCCAACATTTTCGCCAGCCGGTGACGCCTCGAAAAAGCCGCTGGAATAATCTATTACAATTCCCATTACTTACTCCTCAAACGGCTGTAGAGCCAGCCATATCATCTTGCGTCATTACCCAGCTATAGCACTTGTCCAAAAAGGCATTACCGCTGCTTGCGTTAATGTCATCTAGGTTTGCGTTGTAGCGTTTAAAGTCCACCTCGCGTGTGTCGTCTGTGGGCGATGATGTAGCGTATGCCGACAGGTCAATCATCACTTGAAACTTTGGGTCTGTTCCACGCTGACGAGAGATTGACGCCGTTACGATACGGTAGTATGCGTTGTTAAATGCAATGCCGTAATGACTTGCACCTTCTGCGATTGTATTTTGAATAGCCATTTTAGTTTGCTCCTTCTAAGCGTATGTGACTTCAGATGTGTGAATTGTTCCAACCCATCTAATGTTGGTTGCTGCTGCTCCGGTGACTTCAATCTTCAATCCACCGTTAGTGGTGTCAGCCGATAGTGCCATCCCCCAGCTTGGGGTATTATCAAGGACAGTTGTTGCTGAGTTGACCAACACAGTTGTGCCAGCAGAACCTTCTCTGCGAATTAATCCTTCGACTTTCCAAGCCGCACAATCTGTTCCAGATGCTGCGCTTTCACGAGCAATAATAGTGCCGTGAAAAGCAAACGCCGAATTGTTTGGAAGGATAACTTGGTTGGTAGTTCCAGCAGCAGTGTTGCTAGACCTTAAAATAGTTGCTGTTGCATCAGTTGTGTCGGCACCCATACATAGCAAACCAGCTTGATAAGCGTGAGTTGCCGGCCCTGTACCAATATAACCGCCGCCAAAAGCAATTTTGCATTCTTCTCTTGCTTCTGCGTAATATCCACCTATTGCTATTGATTTACCGCCAGAAGCAACATTTCCATCGCCGCCAAAAACACTGGATTTTATTGCGCTAGCAACCCCAAAATTGCCAAAAGCAATCGCATTAGTTGCAGTCGCTTGCGTATTATCGCCTATTGCTATTGCATCTTGACCTGTCGCTTTTGCTAATCTACCCATAGCAATTGAACTAGCACCACTCGCACCATAGGCAACTGAGTTGGTAGAAATTGCGGCGGCAAAAGAATCTACGCCGGAAGCGTAAGAACCACCAAGAGCTACAGAGCCACCACCCGAAGCTGTTTTAGCACCTTGTCCGCTATTTGATGCTCCTATTGCCGTAGATGCGTTGGCGTCTGCCCGTGCATAAGGCCCAATAGCAGTTGCATCACTACCATTTGACGTTGCCGATTTACCAAGAGCCAAGCCATTAGCAGCATTTGCACTTTGACCTATTGCAATTGAATTACTACCGGAGGAAGTAGAACCATTACCAATAGCAACGGCATTTGTTCCTGTCGCAGAAGGCGC